ACAAAATTAAAGCGGCAGATTTAATTGACCAATGTGCAGCTGACATGTAAATCATTGATGCAATTGTGATTGCAGTAAATACACCTGTTAAAATTAGTGTTGTTACCATGGATTTTCTCCTGCTGGTCCTGGCGGAAGCTGTGGTGAATTTATTGTAACATATGGAATTTGAACATCAGTTCTAATATCAACAATATTTTCGTTATCATCAACAACAAAAGACACCACTGTCGTCTCTTGTCGTGTATTTAACGTCACTTTTCCAGTATATATGCTCTTGTATGGATTCAATTGTGTCAAATTGATCTCTATTTCTTCAGGATTTCCTGTAGGAGTAAAGTAATGAACATTGACAAAATATTCACCTGGTGGTAAAATTGTAAACCGAGTATTTTCATAGTTACGTTTAATCACAACACGCTCACCATTAACTTCAATAGTGTCGTTTTGTGTGCCTCTATCATCTCGTTCCAAGACAAAATATCTACCATCCTGTCGTTTGAATCCAACCCAATCGCCGTCTTTTCCTCTGACCCAAAGATCAATATCAACACGCGATTCTTTATTCCACTCCATCTCTACCATAAGTCGAACAGGCGGATCAATTTGTCCGTCAGTTGTTGGTGGATTAATCAAGAGGAAGGCAATTACAAACATCAATGTAATACCTAGCAACAAATTGAACACTAAGTCCAAAAATGCTAATCGCATAGTTCCTGACGTCATTCTTCAAGAACCACTAATTGTAAACCAATTATTGTAGATGTAATAATACCACTGAGTGATGTGATAAGTGCTGCTGCCATGCCTGCTGCCATATTTGCCAATGCTTGTGTCATCATCACAGTGTCAGTAGGATCAAGTGCAACACCAGTACCAAATACGCTCCATAGTACGATCATGAAACCTATTAATGTACCAACCAGTCCGATTGCAACAGTCGTTTCGCCCATATAGCGAATCATTTGATGTTCTTCTGGTGTGTTGCTACGTTTCAAATGCATTTTTGCTAGCATAATGTGCGCTATTATACCAATAGCAATATTAACAAACGTAAGATAAGTTTGATCATATGATAGTATAAAGTCAAATAGACCGAAATAATATTGTCCTGTCGCTACCGCAAACACAACCAATACCAGTATTGTCCAGTATTTCCAAAATTTAATATTCATTAATGAATCCTTAAATGATTAGGGGCGGATGTTTCTATCCGCCCCTAATGGTATTTATTAACGTAAAATTATAGTGAACCTGTGTTAACAATACGGATCGGAATGTAAATAAACTCTACTGCCTTTGTTGGGGCAATTGCCACATCAATATACAGTTCGTTACGGTCGATTCTGATTGGTGTATTGTTTGATTCATCACAAACAACTGCAAAGTCAGTCAGTGCTCGCTTAGTAAGCAAATCACTTAGGAACGCTTCAAATAGTCGCTTTGCTCGATCACGTGTCAACTGGTCGTTCTGTTCGAACAATAGTGGACGTGCAATCTCATCAAAACGTTCACGTAGGTAAGCAACTAGGCGTGCTACGTTGACGCGGTCCAATGCGCTTGACACTGGGTGCAGTGTCTTCTGACCAAACACAACTACACCTTCAAGTGGGAAGTTAGCAATTGGGTTAAGCTTGTTGATATATGCTGCATCACGTTGGCCTTGGCTTAGTGATACTGCTTTGAACTCTTCCTCGCTTGTAATGTAGCCAACTGCACTACCGTTTTGAACAACACCGCGGGTCAAGCCTGCTGGTGCGAACCATGGGTAGCTAATGTTGTCATTATAAGCGTAGGTGTAAAGCACCATGTGACTTGCTGGAACGGTTACAGTGTTACCTGCTGGAGTTGTTGAACGTCCAGATGGGTAGTAAACTGCGCTGTAGGTGTTCTTTGAAACAAGTCCTTCATCGCCGTTCTCTGTTGCACCAACACCAAGAACCCAGCTAGTGGCTTCTGTTGCTGTGAGGCGCATTGGAGTATCAATAATGATAAATCCTGTCTCGCCGCGGTCGCTGTTAAGTGTGATAAGTTCGTCTGTAAGCTCTGGGAAGTTTGGAGCAAGTAGCAACGTAAAGTTACGTGCTGGGTCACGAAGATCTTCGTTACCTGACACTGCCGCTTGCATTGCAACGCTAACAACTTTGCGCTGAGCTTGGCGACCAAATAGTCCACTACCGTCTGCACGGTTTCCTGCTGCATTAACCCAGGCATCAACTGTTGCTGCGCCGTCGTTAACTAGAATGCCAGTTGTATATACGCGAACAGTACCTTGGCTTAGAGCCATGTTTACTGCTAGCATATCTGTTGGATATAGTGCTGGATCAGGTGCGCTGTCAAAGCCTAGGCTGTTGGCATCGTAACTTGTTCCGCTTGCAGTAACGCCTACATCTGCTGTTAAATCAGTAAATAGGACGCCGCGTTCTGTGCTTTGGTCTGTGTTGTCATATAGTGTCCAAGTTGTACCAATATAACGATAAAGCTTTGGATATTCACCTTCAGTACCATCAGTCTCAACCCAAATATCGCCTGCTGTTGGTGTGCCAGTCGGCTCAGTTGTTGAGTATATGATGTCTGCCGCTAAAATCTTCTCCCAATCACCGTTTGCGTTGATGTAAAGATCAAGTGCAGTAAGTGTTGAGTCATACCAAAGTGCGCCTGCTGTTGCAGTTCCAGTTGGCTCTGCATCTTGTGCATATACTTCTGCTGTAATAGCTGCTGGTGCACCACTTACAACTTCGTTAATCTCAAAACCAGCTGATGCTGCGGTAAAGTTAATTGCAAGGTTAGCATCTGTCATGTCTGCAACAATGTCAGTTGCACTTGAACCGTCTTGTGCGACGTAGGTTGTACCACCGTCGTTTGAAACGCCTTCAACTTCAACTAGACCAAATACGCCGAGGCTATTTGATTGGTAAACAGTTAGGTTAAGACCGTTACCTGGGCTTGTAGTCTTTACCCAAATGTCAGATGCTGCTGGTGCTGCTGGTGAACTATAGTGTGCTGCATAGGTAACTGTTGCTGCGGCAAGGTTTGCAATGTTTGCTGTATCAACGCTCTGCCATGCAGAACCGTCGCCATAAAAATAACCAACTGAAAAACCAGTTGTAGCGTCACTAAGAACAGCAACAAGCCAGCTGCCTACTGTGAAGTTAGTATCTGCTGGTACATATGTTGATGGGTTAGCAACTTCGCCTGCTGCGGCAGTAAGTGCAGTTTCAACTGTTACAGTTTGTAGGACCCAGCTTGAGCCGCTCCAAACGTGTAGTCCGTATGAACTGCCATCTGTGTCTAGCCAAAACTGGTTACCGTTTGCTGGTCCAGTTGGTGCAGTGTCTTGTGCAGTTAGTTCTGCAAGGTCAATATCAGCACGGACGATATAAGCTTGTGAGCCCTGTCCTAGGTAGCTGTATGCTGCTAGAAGACCATATTCACTTGTCTCTGCACCTTCTGTGCTTGCAAATGTTGGGTCTCCAAAGAATTGTGTTAGTTCGCGTTGTGATGTTACAGGCACAACAAGACCAGCGTTTGCTGACTTGGTGTATTTTGCGATGCCATCAGTTTCTGTGCCTGTTGGATCTGTTTTATCTTGTGCTGTAGCAACGACAACGAGAGGTATAGTGCCCGTTCCTGGGCTTGCGTATGCGCTTTCGTCTGTAATAGTGACGTCCACACCTGGTGATACTAGAGTAGCCATGTATAATCTCCTGTCAAAGCTTAGTTTCTGCTCTGCCAGTATTTATTTGGTGACTACTTATCTAGGGTGGTTACGCAAATAACTACGTAGTTAACGATTGACTATTTTAAATACTTCTGCTTGAAGCTCTTTAAGACCACTATCGTTCGGAATAACACGATCAAACTCTGATGCATAATCTAGCCAGCGCCATTCACTCTCATGAACATCTGGATAATCGTCCATCCATGTTGTATCATAGCGATTATCTGATATAGCACTAGCTACCCAGTCTGGATCATTGCCTCTTTTAACTCGCCAAACTTGTCCACTCATGTCACGAACAAGGTCACGCTCGTTAAAAAATCGAACGTCTGGTATCACGTAATCTGTATTGGGATTGTCTAGAAGGGTTTTCTTGACGAACAACGTCCAGACACGGTTATCGAAGCCCTTACGCATACAGTCTGTACCGATACGCTGCATGACCAGTCTAGGTGTTACATCATATCCTAGCTCTTGCGTCCAAAATGGTTCAGGTGTTTCTCTCCACTCACGGCTTTCAGGGGTATCACCCTCAATCATATCGCGGTCCCAGCCGAACATTGTTGCAGCCGTATCTTTTAGGCGATCTGCATAGCTAAGTTTAGTAAAACCATATTCTTCAACGAGTATGTCGCCTACTGTGCCTTTACCGCATCCGATAAAGCCACAGATTCCAATTATTTTTCTTGTCATTGATTCTCCAGAGTATCCAACACTTATAGCACAATATTACCATAAAAGCAAGTGCTTAGGCTATTCCACTCTGTAATTTTTCCATAAGAGCTGTATTGTTCTGCTCTTGCAGGCTTTCAATTAGATAGTCGACTTCTTCTTCAGTGCCGCGCATTATATCACGGTAAAGCCCTAGCAGTAGGATCTGTGTTCCAGATCGGGTCTTATCCATACCATGCCATTCTTTAAACTCTTCTAGATGTGAAAAAGCTTGGCGGCGCTTTTCCAACATACGACTTAGATCAAGTTCGTTTTGTTCTTCCTCTGTCATGATTTAAGTTTCTCCATGACTGCTTCCTCGCCGAGCTCTTCAATAAATCGATCGAGAGACGCAACAAAGTAGTCTTCAAGCCTATTACCATCTTCTAAGTTTATATATAGTGAATGAATAAAGAAGGCAAGAAATCCACGCATTTTGGCGGAGGCACAAAGGTCAGGCTGTGAACGATCAATTTCACGGACCTCCAAAAACATCGCAGTTATGAGTTCATCTACACGTTTTGCTCGAGGATCATCAAACTTCATTGTTGATTCCAAGACGGTCGTCGATGGATTCTTCAATGTATTCATCTATGTGGGCCCAGATATCTTCGTTGGATTCGTACATTTCTGTGACATACTTCTTGAACGCTGGATCAGCAACGATCGTCGTTACATCCTCATCACTCATGTTCATGTCATCTGCCCATGTTTCGATCAATGCAGTAAGATCTATTTCGAATTCAATCTTAAGTTTCATTGTTGATACCTTTATGCTTGCGCTTGCGGGGAAGCTTTTCTTCACGCTTGTTCGGAATAGTCTTCGGGCGGAACGGACCGTTTGGATCACGGACCGCCGTTGCAAACTCGTTGCGTGGCTTTGGAAGCTTTTTGATAACTTTATTTGCCATTTCTATTCCTTTACATGTACAGTGGGCCAGTCCACTGTACAGTGTACCCGCCAGTTAGGACGTTGCCGCGGCTGTGATTGCGGGCTGGTGCAGCCCATCCAGCAGCTTTGAGGATTGTGCCCTTCGGGAATTTTGCATCATTGTCAGTGGCTACGATAAAGCCCCACACGCCACCGCGCTCACGCACAATTTTGATGTACTTGCGACCAGCTTTGGCGCTTAGGCTTCCGTTGAACTCTGCAATCATTTCTTCATTAATGTTGGTAAGGCCATCGTTGCCTTCGCCTTTTGCTGCTTTGCGGCGGGCGCATGTTAGCGTCCAGTTCAAGTAATCAGCTTTAATGTTTTCGATCAGGAAGTCAACTGCTGTATCTAGCGTCATCATGTTCTTTATCTCCTATTGCTTACTCATACAATCTAGCAAAGTACATTGGTGATGTCAATCATAAAATGCACCTTTGTTTCCTTGGGATTCAATAGGTTACAAATTTTGTGATTGACATTACTGCCGACCTGCGCATACAGGACCAAGTCCAGTTTCAATGCTCTCAGGTACAGTCAACGTCCGACCACAAGCGCCACACTTTCCTGCATGGTAAAATTCCACCTGCTCAGGCATATTATCAGTTTCCAAGTGACCTAGAAGCCAGTTCAGTGATTGAAAGCTTAATGCGTCAGGCTTACCTTTGTTGCCAGGGTTGAGTTTACCCTTACTGTGTGGGCTCAAATAACCTAAGTAGCTATAACTATTTTCATTGTCAGTGCCACTTAGAACCTGTACAAACTGTATAGGCTTGTGTATACGTCCATCTTTGCTTTTGTGATTTGACTTTACGCGGAAGGTAAAGCGGGCACCAGTCTTTTTACTAACAATGGTGAACAACGCACGGCCAGCATAGATAAACCGCTGCACATCTTTTGCAGTGTGAATTGGGCTTTCAAAAAGATCATTGTTCATATCAAATTCCTTTGCTTACTCTTGTACTATAAGCAAAGTGCCATGGTTTGTCAAGCAAAAAGTGACATTTATCCGATAATAATGCCTAGACCTGCGCCGCCGTCCTTGAAGAGTTTGATATCTTCTTCTAATTGCGCAAGTTCGTTGAGCGCATCAGCTTTGAGTTGCTCTCCGTTAAGTGTTGTACCACCCTGAGGTCCAGCTACCGTTGCATACTTACCACGAGCCTCACCTAGCATAAGCTTGCTCTGTGCTAGAGCATAATCTTTAATCCAAGGGAAGGCGCGGTGGTCAGCAAATAGGTCTAGTTCTTCACGATATGCATAGCA